GGCAATTAAAAGATCTAGGCAAAAGACGATTTTGGAAAAGGGAGAAGTTACAGATCTTGAATTTGCCGATGTTAGGCGTGATGTTCAATTAAAGAAAAACTCAATGTGAGAGGAAAACATGGGAGTTTACGATAATTTTGAAAAAGCGTCTAAGATCAATAAGGAAGACGAAAAAAAGTTAACTCAAAAACATTATTTTTTGTCTAAGGATAAATTAAAAAAAGTCTCTAAAACAAAAATGCGAACATCGTTTATAGGTGCTCTTTCTGCTGTAGAAAAACATTTCAGTGAACTTTGGGAGATTTTCCCAGACGATGAAGAAGATTTAATTGCTGATAAAAAGTTCTGGAAAAATGTTTGGGAATTGTGTAGAGCAGAAATATTAAATAACGGAAATAATCAGCTTAGGGCTATGGAAGCTGAGATAGACCAATACTCTGTTTCTTGGGATGGTTACACTCGAAATTTTTCTAAAGGAGGATCGTCATGAGTGCACCTGACAATAAGAGGACTTTTAAAGTAACGCTTGATAATAAGGAAGTTGAACTTGCAGTTCAGCGTCCAACTGTCAAGCAAAAGCAAGAAGGACAAAAGGTTTATAATAAAGCCTTTCGTGATGCCGTTGAGTCCGGCGGTATTCTTCGTGCTAAAGTAGAAAGCGTTATGCGAGAGCAGAAGCTTTGGGATGATAATAAGCAAAAACAACTTCGTGATCTACAGGAAAAGATCGCCGAGTCTGAGCGAAAAATTAAGTCTGGCGGTATTAAGCTTAGTGAGGCAAAAGAAGTAGCCCTACAGATGAAGCGTTATAGGGCCGAACTACGCACACTTAATTCTGACCGTATTGGCCTTGATAATAATACGGCTGAAGGTCAGGCAGACAACGCCCAGTTTAATTTCTTTGTTTCGGCATGCACTGTATTTAATGATACTGGCAAGCCATACTTTAAGTCTTATGAGGACTTTCTTGCAAAAGAAATTGATCCAGCTATCGGGCCAGCAGCTTCTAACTTGGCTATGATGCTTTATGGAATTGACCCAGATTATGAAAAGCGTCTTCCAGAAAACGAATTCTTGAAGAAGTATAAGTTTGTTGATGATCAGCTAAATTATATTGATAAGAAGGGCCGTAGAGTTGACTCTGAAGGCCGTCTTGTTAATGAAGATGGTCGATATATCAACGAAGACGGAAAACTTGTTGATATTGAAGGAAATTTAGTGGATGAAGAAGGTAATTATATTGTTGAATTCACTCCATTTTTGGATGATGAAGGCAAGCCAATTGAGGAAGATAAAGAATAAAAAATTGGTGTAATATTTAATAGGATAGTCTAATGGGAGCAGTCTTTTCTTAAAATAAGAGATTGCTCCCTTTCTTTTTATAGAGGATAGCAATGGCCTTTAATATTACAGCTATAATGAATGTTGCCCTAGCTTCTGGGGCAGCTACTAAGATATCTAACGATTTAAATAAACAATTAGGAAATAAAAAGGTCAATATTGATTTGAATATGGCTAATGCCGATTCAATCAAAAGAATTAAAGCTGACATTGAAGGTGCAATCACATCCGTAGAAAGCTTTGGTCGTCAAGCTGGTTTGGCAGCAAAAAGGTTTGGTGCTTTTAGTTTAGCTGCTGGATCTATGATTTCATTATCTAATGCCATTAGAAAAGGTACAGAAGAGGCTATAGATTTTGATCGCCAGATGGTTAAGTTGGTTCAGGTTTCTGGAGATACTGGTTCTGCCATTCAAGGTGTTGTTGATGAAGTAACTAGACTATCTACATCTTTAGGCGTTTCAAGCAAAGATTTAATTCAAGCAGCTGTAACATTAAAACAAGCTAACTTATCAATCGCAGATACTAGAATTGCTTTGGAAGCTTTGGCTAAAGCAGCATTGGCTCCTAACTTTGAAAATTTCACTAATACGACTGAAGGTGCAATTGCAATTCTCAATCAGTTTAAAATTGGTGCAAGTAATTTAGAAGGAGCTTTAGGTGCTGTTAATGCAGTTGCTGGCGAATTCGCTGTTGAAGCTGGAGACATTGTAGAAGCCATTCGTAAAACTGGTGGTGCTTTTAAGGCTGCTGGTGGTGATCTTAATGAATTACTAGGCTTATTTACATCAGTAAGGCAGACAACAAGAGAAAGTGCTGAAACTATCAGTACTGGTCTTAGAACTATATTTACAAGAATACAGCGTGGAAATACTGTAAATGCCCTTAAAGAAGTTGGTGTTCAACTTAGATATACAAGAGAAGAAGCTTTAGCTTTAGGAAATGCTAACTTAGAACAGCAATTTGTTGGTCCTTACGAAGCCATACGAAGACTCTCTGCTGCTTTATCTGGACTTCCAACTACAGATCCAAAATTCGCACAGATAGTTGAAGAGCTTGGTGGTTATAGACAAATTTCTAAAGTCATACCTCTTATTCAAGAATTTGCTGTTAGTCAAAAAGCTGTTAATGTGGCGATTGCTGGTGCTGGATCATTAACTCAAAATGCTGGTCAGGCTCAATTAGCTTATGCGGTTAAATTACAAAAATTAAAGGAAGAATTTAATGCTTTAATTAGATCTATAACTCAGTCTACCGGTTTTCAAAAACTATTTGATACATTTATTTCTGGTGCTAGTGCTGCAATTCAATTGGCAGATGCTTTAAAGCCATTGATACCATTAGTTGGTGCTTTGGCAGCTGTAAAAGTTGCTACTGGAATAGGCCAGTTTGTAAAGGGCTTTAGCACTGGTATCACGGCAAGTCCAAACCCAAAGATATTTAATCAAAATAGATTTGCTGATGGTGGCGTTGTAAAAATGAAAAGAGGTGGAGTAGTACCAGGAACTGGTAGTGGAGATATTGTTCCTGCACTACTTGAACCAGGTGAAGTTGTAATACCAAAAAGATTTGCAGCTGGTGGAGTTATAAATTTAGAAGATTATCAGTCTGGAAAAAAAAAGTCCAAATTTAAGAAATGTAATACAAGTAACATTACTTAAACCAGGAGAAGGAGTAAAAAGTCCAAAAGCAACTGTCAAAGATGGAAGAATTCAAAGTGATAGTGCTATTAAAGCTTATGTTTATGGACAAGAAATTTCTATCAAAGATACTGATATACCAGTTTTTACTTATAATCCAGGCATAGGCGATTCAAAGTTAAGTGAAAAGATTAAAAATGAAGCTACAAATTTAATTAATGAATCAAAAGATATTGTAAATAGAAAAAAAATAAATGATAGATACGGAAAAACAAGAGGTCCAGAAATAGTAAAAGGAATAATTAATAGTGACACAAATGGACAAAATCAATTAGAAGGATATATATTTGAATATTATTATAATAAAAGAACAAAATCAAAAGAAGCATCTACAGAAGCCAATTTCCCAATTGATTCTTTTTCAACATCTGAAAATTTATCAAAATTTATAAAAGATGAAAATGGAAAACCTAATCAGGAAGCTATTAATAAAATTTTAGGAAATAAAAAAAGCGTTTATGTAGAACTAAAAAGAAGTGTTGTTTCAGCAGCTGATATTATAAATAAGGAATCAAGAGTTTATGCAAAAGATATAGCTAATATAGCAAAAGTTAATAGACCAGCCGATTTTGAAAAAAATTCTGATATTATTACATTTCCTAAAAAAAGAAAAAAAGCTGATGGCGGATTCATAGTTCCAGGAGTTGGTAACAGTGATAGTGTTCCAATGGATTTGGAAGAAGGTTCTTTTGTAATTAGAAAATCTTCTGTATCAAAGATTGGTGCAGATAATTTATCTAATATGGCAAGAAAAGGATTTGCTTCTGGAGGAAGAGTTCCTTCTTTATTAACTCCAGGCGAATTTGTATTTAGCCCAAGTTCTGCTTCTTCAATCGGTTCTTCTAACTTAGATAGAATGAATAAGTTTGGAAAATTTGCATTAGGAGGAAGAGTTGGATTTGCTGCTGGTGGAGATATAGATCCTAGACTTTTAATAACCGCCCAACAACAAGGTCAGATTTTTAAGAATAGAAAATTTGATTTAAGCACACTTGTTTCTGCACAAACAGGCTCTGAAGAAGATCAGTATAGTGCAGCTACTAAAATATTGACAGATATTATTTATGAGCAAATAAGAGCAAAAAGAGTAGATATCAGTGCTTCTCAGGCTATGTCAGCTGCACAAGGCATTGCTACTTCCACAATGAGAAAGTACGAAAAATTAAATGAAAAAATATTAACAACAACTTCTGCCGTTGCAACCGCAAGAACTTCTTCTACATTTGCAGATCCTAATTTAGATCCAGCCGTTATTACTGCTGAAAAAAGATTGGAAGAATTAAAAACTCAAAGAACAAATTTAGCATCTACATTAGAAGCTCAAGCATTACCAACTGGAGAACAGGTTTATAGATTTTTACCAGCAGAAAAAGCCCCTCTTAATGTTGGAGAAGGCAGAAGAGGTTCTGAGTCCTTAGCCAATATTTTAAGCACAAGAACAGAAGAAAGATTGGGCAAAATTGCTCCATCAAGAGAAGCACAACAAGCAATAGGTACATA